CTTTTTATAGTTCTTAGAAGTTTTTAATTGTGAACTTTTAGATTTAGCGTGAATATTTGGTCTTGAAATATTCTTTTCAATTTTTACAATAAACGAAGTTTGCTTTGCCATTTGTATGCAGAATAAATTATAATTAGAATTAATAAAATCCACCAATAGTTTAAAATACTTTCTTTTCTGTCTATATTTTTAACTTTAGTGTTTTGTTTAGTAGAACTTTTAGCCTCAGTGTGCTTTATTTGGTGTTTTAATTGAATCTGAGACACTTTATTATTATTTCTATATAAACTATTATCTTTACGTCTTTTAATGCTTAATTTAACATTAAAATAAGTTTTACCATTTACTTTAATTTCTTTGGTAGAATCTAACGGTGTAATAGATATTTCAGTTTCTTCAGTATCAATATTAATATTAGTAGAATCATCTGTAGTTTTAATAGATTTACTACTATCAATTTGAGTTGTATTTACACTTGAATCTTTTTTAATTTCTGTAGTGTTTACTTGTACTTTTCTTGAACCACAAGAAACTAATAACAAACTAAAAATTATTAAATATTTCATACTATTTCTATTGTAATTTCTTTAGCAGTTTCTAATTTTTTAAATAGTTTATCAAATGCTTTTCTTGATTGGCCTATAAAATCTTTAGAACGTGTTTGACCTACTAAAATGCAACCTTCCGTATCGTGGTTTGTATTTCCTGAGTGAATACGTACACCTTCAAAATTAGGCACATTTAAAAGCAAAGGCATATATTTTTTAAAACGGTTTGAAAGTGTAATCATAACTTTGTATTTACCTTTTGGTATTGCAGTTTCTGATTTTATTTTTACATCTCTTTCAATATCTTCAAGTGTGTAGCATTGAAAAACACCATCAATGTATAATTCACCTATTGTTGAAATATCGGTTTTGTGTATTCTTTTAAGTAGTAGTTTCATTTAGAAAAAGTTTTAAAAATTAAAGTAACTAATGCAGCAGTAAAAGCAGCGACTACAAATTTAGCCTGACGAACATAAACTTTCATTTCGTTATCGTTATCTTCTAATTCGGTTACTCTGTTATCAATATCTGATATTTTCCAAACTAAACCTTTATAGTCGTTTAATGCAGAACCTATTAATGCTTGCTTAATTTCTTTTATATCAGAAGAACGAATTTCACTATCTTGTTTTAATAATTTTAAGTGTTGTTCTATTCTGTCTAATCTTTCTGATTCTAAATTATTCATTTTTAAATTTATTCGGTTGCGACAAATATAGCTTTGCAGCACCAAGTGTTATTACTAAAATCTTAAATATAGTTCCTACGTATTCAGGCAATCCTAACTGACTAATTAACTCTACAAGCAAGTCGGTCGTTTGGTCAAGTATACCCAAAACGATTAAAATAATCGGCAGTAAATGCTCCTTAATTTGTTTCATCGTCCTGCAATTTAGCCGCTAATTTGTCAAGTATTTGCGACAAAGCAACCACGTCAGCCATTTGATAAACTCCTGCTTTTACTGCGATTTCAATCGCTTGTTTAATTACGTTTAACTCTTCCATTTTTAGTATGTTAAAATTATAATTCCTTTGTCTTTTGCTACGCAATTTTCAATCCACGTGTTATCCTCGCCCCACGCTGCAAACTCGTCATCGGTTAACGTGTAGTTCCAATTAGTGCACATTAACCCTTCGTCGGTTAGTAGTTCGTTGTAGGTCGTGCAAGTATTCGCATCGGTTGGAAAGTTAAGTATTAAAACTTTTAAAATTGTTGCTTCGCCTGTAAAGGGAAAGTTAATCGGTTGAATTTGTGCCATAATTATTTTTATTTATATTGATGTTATTGTTTCCCAAGCTGATGCCGTTCTTACACAAAGTTTTGCAAGTGTTGTATCATAAACAACCAATCCCGCAGCGGGTGTAGCAATTGCGTTCTTTTGCGTGGTTGTCATTCTTGGTGGAAGGAAGCCTCTTGTAGTAGATTGTAATTCTAATACTGCACTTGTTCCTGTTAACGCTGCTCTTCCTGCTCCACTTCTGTCGCTTAAAATAGAAGACGATGAACCAAAAGCCCCATATATATTATTACCGTTATCAATTAAACTAACCTTCCAACCACCGCCCGGAGCGTTAGTTACTGCTCCTAATAATACACCAACACCTGAATCATAATTTAAACCAACACCGCTATTTGTAAGCGATAAAACCCCACTAACCCTCGCCGTGCCGTTTACGTCTAATTTAAAGCCTGCGTCGGTTGTGGTGTTTAACAATAAATTTCCACCTGAAGTTAAAGTCATTCGTAAACTTCCTGCTGAACCAAAAGCTAATTGGTCTGATAAATGCTTGTAACTTAAATATCCTCTAAATGCTTCGTTACCTGTTGCTCCATCAGCAAAAGCAACATAACTGCTCGATGAAACTGAATTTGCTAAAATAGTAACACCATCCTCATCGGGTGCTGCAATAACTAATTTTTTTGCATAGTATGCACTCGGATTATTCGTTCCAATCCCTAATCGATTATTCGTGTCATCCCAAAATAAATTAGCATTGTCTTGCGCTATTGTCGTGCCATTTGAAAATAAAACGCTGCCGCTTGTAAGTGCGGGTAATTGAAATGGTGTATATCCTATAACAGTATTAATTGTCTTATTCTCCCAAATGTCAGTAGCTGAAGTGTAAGCTAAGACGTTGTTATTCGCTGCGCTTGTTATTTTTACATTATGCAGTTCGTCTAATTCGTAACCGTTATCGACCTTAACAAAAATCGAACCTTGATTTACGTGAGCGTGAATAACGTACCCAAGTATAACCAAATGATTTGGCGCAGTAGGTTTAACTTTTGTGGCTCTACCCGCAGTTGTAGGAGACAAATATAGTATATCTCCATCGGCCCACGTTTCGCCCTGTAAACTTCCTGTTGTGTTTATGTCTCGCACAAGTCCGCTTGTAGTAATGAAACCCTCTTGGTTGTTGTTTATTGTTTCGGTTACGAGTCCTATTGTTTCTGCGCTTAAATTGTCGGTTGTGGCTTGCGCTAAATCAACTTTCAATCGTTGCCCTTGCGCTCCTGTAACTCTTACAGCTTGGTAGTTTGCCTCTAATAAATTGACGTTGGTAGCAGTTTTATTTACTACTCGCAATACTGACTCTTGCCCGATTTGTAAAGTAACGTTGCCGCCTTTCAATCCTAAATCAACTGTTCCATCTGCATCGTTCCAACGCATTACCCCAACTCCCGCAGTGCCTGTTGGCGTTTGGTCAAACTCAACCTGCCCTGCCTTAATCTCAAACTCGCCCAAGTCGACGTCTTGCGTTGCGCCTGTATATGGAACGAAGCCTGTAACATCAGGTAAATCAGCAGCAGTTATAAACGGATTAACACCATCTTCACCATCGTTAGTTAAATCTGAAGTGTTTGTAGGTATTTCATTGTAAAGTTCCCAAACAGCAGCACCTTCTGTGTTATCGGTACAAATGTAATTAGTGCCATCGTCTAAAGTCCAAATAGAACCTACTTTAAAACGTAAAGTAACATCAAAGCTAAAATTAGGAACTGTATTAAAACCATTAGTTGAATTTCTAATAAATCCGTTTGTATCGAATACGTGGCGAATACCACCCTGCCACATATCTTCATAATCTACACCGCATATACGAGAAATACCGCCACCTTGTCCAAAATCGTAAGTTCCTTTTCTTAGTGAAGAATTATTTTCTAATAAAATAGAATCAGTACTATTTAAAAGTATATTAGTACCACCTGTATTGTTTCCGAATTCAAGTGTTTGTTCTAATGTTTGTTCACCACCACCGGTTACTTTATTTATGTTTACCTGTATTATTTCTTCTGTAATGTTTAAAGTAACATCTTCAGTAGTTTCAAACACATTAATATCAATTACTTCTTGAATTTCAGAAGATACTATATTAATTGTTTCGTTAGTTTCAGAAACGTTTATGTTTACATTTTCACACATTAGCGGGTTACATCATTTTTAATTAAAAAATTCCCTGAAATATAAGTTTTTACAACTCCATCAAAATCAAACTCTATATCGTAAATGTAATTAAAAGCAGGTATGTTTATGATTTGCTGATTAATACGAAATAAGCCGTTTGCAGCGTCTGTAATTGTTATTCCTGCGTTTCCTACTGAAGTTAAAGATAAACCTACTACACCGCCGTATTCTTTTCGCAATTGCATACGAATAGTAGTATCTGTTAAATCTACCGGTACAGTATCTACGTTAATCTCGAAGTTTACTGCCTCGAACGTATCTGACTTTATGTGTGTGAAGTTTAAACTCATTTTCTATTTTATTTAAAAATAATTGTAATTTTTGTACGTTCTTTTCTTTTGGTTTGTATGTTTCTTTTATAGTATCCATCCGGTAAAATTAGCGTCTCTATCAGGAAAAACATCAGCGTTTGAATTAGAAGTATATTCAGGAAAATCAACCTGATTGAAACACATATAATCTATAAAACGATTTGTATAAGATTGTGCTACATCACGCTCTTTTTCTATTAAGAAATCTATTTCGTTTTTATCCACGTTTGAACTTGCTTCGCTTGAGTGTTTAAATACACCTTTATTAGCGATAGTATAAGCAGCGTAGGGCAAGTATTCTACCATTGACCAATGTATTACCATTGGTTTAATATAAGTCGTTAAAAGCGATGTATATGGTTCTGCTAACGTGCTTGAAACTATATCATCATTAATTTTATTAAATAATTGAGTACCAAGATAGTTCTGAATATGAATATCCTGAGCAATTTTAATATATTGAATAAATTTATCAGTATCGATGTTGCCATTTAATGCAGTAAATTTTACAATATCATCACGAGTTATAAAGAGTGCCTGTGCCATTTGTTAATTTTTAAAATTTGGGTGGTGTCCTCTGTTTGGCATATCTATTGGTGCAATTTGCGCATCCGACCATCCTGCAGGGTTTGGATTGTAACCTGCAATAGATGAAACTTCTTCACTCGAACTTAGTGATTTATCTACATAAGGTGTGCCGTCTGTTTTTGTTTTTAATCTATAAAGATTCTCATTCCACACGTGGCCACAATTTGGGCCGCCCTTATATTTGAACAAAGAATAATTTTGACCTTTATGCCCAAAAGAATTATTTACACCTATAAAACTTGCTTGGTCTATATCTTCTTTTCTATAAACTACACCGTTTGCAGTTCTGCCCATCATTCTTGCACAAAAAGCACGGGAATTACCGCTTGAGTACTTTTCAGCATATTCATAACGCACTTTAAATGTTTTTTTATCTAATGTACTTTTAGCACTTGCATTAGATTTGATAACATCAGCTAATTTTTCAAATAAAGTTTGTTTATTTTTAATTTTAGAATTTGCCCATTCTTCAATAGAAACATTTGAATCTGAATATTCACGTTTATCTACTAATTCCCATTCATCATCTATTGTTTCACCTGCTAAAGAATCAAATAACGCTTCGCCTTCTTCATCTGTAAAATCTTCGCTTAAACAAGTGTGTGAACTTAAACCTGTTTCTTCAGCTACTTGTTCTTGTGTAGTAGTGTTTTCTAAATCAGTAAATTCTAATGGTTGTATAGTTCTAAAGTATAATTTTAAAGAAATACTATTTACTGCTAAAATTGTATCTAATGCTGAACAAATTTCTTCTTGGTATGGTTTAATTACAATGTTATCAAACAATAAAGTAGCAGTTTTAATTTCATCTGCATTGTTTCCTAATCCACCATCACCTGTGCGTACTCCTAAAAGCATAGGTGAAGTTACACGGTGGCCTACAATTAGTTTTTCAAAACATTCTTTGCTTAAGTATTCGTAGTGTGCAGGTGCATCTGTTAAAGGTAAATCATCAACTGTAGTTTTAGATTCAGCATTAGCATTAAAAGCTATAATTACTTTTTCACCTTGTGCGCCTGTTACCTTAGAAAGAACATCACGTTTGATTCTATCACGCATTTCTTCAGAAGGAATACCATTGTTAAAATTAATAACTTTAGTACCACTAAATCCGTTTGCAATATCGTTTATAAGGTAATCACCTATTGTTTCTTCTAAATAAGCATAAGGCAAAGCACCTGAATAATCTATAGGTGTATAGTAGTGAAACCCTGAAACGTATGGTTTAATAATATAAATTTCTACTTCGTTTCCGTTACCAAAACCAAAAGCAGGAATCTTTTTAGGTTCTTCGCTTGGCTTCTTTTTTGTCCAATCAGGGAAGTAATACCAATTTTCTATTTCGCCTTTATCATTGCATTTTTCAGCACGTAAAGTATGCATAGGGAAGTGAGAAATAGATTTAACTAAATTCTTTTCCATTACAACCTGCATTGCAGCCATTCCTAATAACTTGCGTTCTAATGCTACTTTCTTTAAACAATCAGGTTTAATGATAGACACCATTTGTGCGTACTCGTTAGGTTTTCTATTAGCATCTAATGCACCTAATCCTTTACCGTATATCATATTAGTAATACCGGTAATAATAGCACCGTTTGAAGTACTATAAAGGAATCTATCAATTAAGTACTGAAAGTAATTGTTATCGTGTCCGTATTCGATGTAATTATTTCTTTTACTTTCTCGAATCTCAGGCGATGTATAAGCCGATAAATTAACAACTGAAATATTATTAGTCATATATTATAAATTCATTAGATGTAGCGTGTGCAACGTAAACACCCTGATTAATTGTGTATGTAGAAATAGATTGATTTGTACACATTATTTTATCTCTATAAACGACGTTTGCGCCATCAAAACAAGTTAAGTTATATGTACGACCATCTATTAGAAATTCAAACGTTAAATCTTCTTGAAATTGCATCCAATACTTTTCTGTTACAAGTACAGGGTTTTCTATTTCGTGTTCTACATTCGCTAATTCATCTTTAAACACCATAGAAGTAATATTACAACTACGTGGCATAAACTTAAAATTTTGTGAGTATGTAGAATCCTTTAAAACTATCATTCTATTTTTTATTAAATAATAAATAAAAGTCGAAATTGTTTTAAAATAAAAAAGGGCAGCTATTGCCACCCTTAATTAAATTGTAAGAATAAATTAGTTACCTAAAACGATAGTAAATCCTGCACCTGCTAAATCATCACCGATAAAATTAGCTGCTACACGTTCCATTCCTTTTAACTCTAATGTGTATCCTGATAAATCGCCCATTACAGTTCCACTCACAATAGTTCCACCTGTAACTTCCATTCCGTGTTCTAAACCACAATAGAATAAGTTTCCATTGTTATCTTCTACAATCACTTGTGGACGGCCATAAGCCAACAATTTGATTTGTTTATGTGTAACAATATCTAAACTTTTCAACTGAAGTTTTACACTTTGGTCAAAAAATGTAGTTCCGTTTTCACGTGAAGAAGTTATAGTTTGGTCAAAACTATTCGTTCCTTTTAATTCGTATTTATATGCTGAAGGTGTACCTGTAACAGTATCGATTACATCTGTATTCGTTGCGTTATATGTATATCCTGTTGCATCACCCCAATTCACAAAATAAACAGCTTTTAAACCGCCTACTGCTGATTTACAGGGTTCTAATCTTCCGAGTGTTATATCACAAGCCATTTTTTATGTTTTTTTAAGATTAATAAAAAAAAAGGTGATGTTTATTCCACCACCCTTTTCTTGTTTATTTATTATGATTATGCAGCAGGAGTGTACAATACAATTTCACTACCGATTCCGTATTGAACTACAGCAGTAAAACGCATTACAACTCTTACGTTTTGTGAACCATCGATTGGTGACATATCAATTAATTGAACTTCGTTTTGGTCTGATAACAAACCTGTTCCGAAATATAAGTTTGATTTTTGTGCAGCCATCATATAATCGTTAGTCATTCCTTCTGCTACGAATACTTTGATTCCATCAAAAGAAAGTGAACCATTATTCCACCATTGAGTACCCATTGCGTTAGTACCGTTAGCACCTAAGCCACTTGCACCAAAACCACCCAAAGCACGTACATAATCACGAGCCACCGATTGAGAAACGTACAAGTACAAATCTTCTTTTCCGTACAATGCAGCAGGAATTAAATCTACTAATTTGCCCATTTCAGCAATTACGTTAGCAGCAGTTACACCGCCTGAAGCAGGTGAAGCAACATCTAAAACTGTAGAATCAGCAGTAGCCAAAGTTACAAAACCATCAAATTCACCCGCATTAGCAGTAACACCTTTCCAAATGTTTTGTTCTGTTTTTTCAGCAACTTTAGCAGCTACGTGTGCGATTAAGAAATCAGCAAATGAAGGTGGCAAATTATCAAAAGCAGAATAACCCATTGTGATAGCTTCCCAAGTGTTATGGAAATCTTTTTTACACAATTGTAAATTTACTTGAAATTCTTCAGGTGTAATAATTCTTTCAGTTAGTGTAACTGTAGAAGTAGCATCAAAATCACAAGTAGCATTTTTTACAATACCATCTGTAGCAATTTTTTGAATTACTTGTTTGTATTTTACGTTAGGTAAAACTTCGATTCCACCATTTGCGATAGTAGAACCTGATAATAATGCAGCAGAAATGTATTTCCCTGCAAATTCTCCCGCGTAGGTAGAAGTAATTGAAGTAGTTGTAGCCATTTTTTATATTTAGTTAAAAAGTTTAGACATTACAAGGTCTTGTGTAGACATTGTTCGATTAGATGAAATTTTATTTAGTTTAATATTTGAAGTAACTTCAGGTGAGTGTGTTAAAGGTTGTACATCAACTTCAGCACTTAACTCTTGTTTTACTGATTTTAATTCAGCAATCTCTGCACGTAGTTTTTCAATTTCAGAAAAGAACATTTCTTTAGTAACTGATTCAACTACACGTTTTGGTGTTGTAGCTTGTGCTTCAACTTCTACTTCTACTTCAGGAGTTTCAGTTTCAGGAGCAATAACTTCTTCTTCAGGCATTTCAATAGAAGAAATAACACCTTCTACTTCAACTTTTAAAACCATACCATCTTCAAGTTTGTATTCTCCTACAGGTAAAGCAATTCTATCTTCACCGTTTACAATAAAAACAGCAGCTTCTGCTTCAAAAACTTCTGCTTCGATAACAGTAACACCATCTTCAAGTTTCATTTGGGCAAGTTTTACCTCCATTCCCAAAAGCGTTTTAATCTCGTTAATTACATTCATAGTACATTTTTTATTTATTAATAATTGTTTTTTTTATTTGTTATAAATTACTGCGCAGGTTCGTTGCCTTGCCCTACTAAAGTACCTATACCTTGTTCACGTAACTTACCATTACAGCATTTAGAGTTGTATGTATTATCTTTACACAAGCAACCACGTTTACCGCCTTTTGGTGAAGTTGTTTTTATTTCTTTACTCATCTTTTAGTAGTTGTTTAATTTTTTCAATCAATTCATCTTCTTTAGCTTTTTGTAAATTCATTTCTACTTTGTCGCTAAAATATCCTTCTATTGAAAATCCTTTAACTTTTTTAGTTTTAACAAACTCCTGCCAAACATCTTCGTTGTTTACTTTCATAGAAACCATCCAAGTTCCAATAGGCATTTCTAAACCATAGTTACGTGATTTGTCTACTTCACTTTCTACTATCCAAGATTCAACTACTGATAAATCTTTTAACTTTGTGCTATGTTCTAAAGTTGCGTTATTTTGAAACCCATTCATTAAGTATAACTCACTTGCTTTTTTTACTGTATCTTTTGAAAAGAAAATATAGTATTCTTCATCACCGCTTCTTCTGTAAATATTTTTATTAGGTATCAATGCAGCACCCATTAAAATTCTTTTATCAGAATCTACTTCAGCAAGTTTAATTTCTATTTCTTTATTTAGTGCTACAAAGTTTTCTTCTATTGCAGGATTTTCTACAATAGAAATAGCTTCTACACCTGTGCCTTTATCATCATCTAATATTAATTCTACTATTCGCATTTTGTTTTTATTTTAAAATTAAATTTTATTGATTTTGTTTTAAATAGCATTTTTTTTCGTTTTAAGGCATTTTGTTTATTTTATATATTACCTATTGTTTTTTTTTAGTTTGTTTATTAAATTAAAAATCCCTTTAAAATCAATACTTTACAGCGCAAGTTTTTATTTATAGTAATATGTTTTTTAATAGTTTTTATTTATCCTAATGTAGCTGAACGAATTATATTTCTATCTAAACCTTGCGCAGTAGTTACATTATTTGCTACTACGTATGCTTGTACGGGTTGTTGTTCTCTATTGCTAATTGCACCTGCTAATTGATTAACTCCCGTTGCACCTACTACATTAAATTGTGGTGCAGAACCTGTTGGGCTTGGTGCAGTACTACCACCTGAAGCAGCACCTCCGCCACCGCCACCTGATAATAATTGTTTTGCTCTTACAATATTAGAAGCTACAGATAAAGCAGTAGATGTATAAGATAACACACGTGCAATAGTTCCAATTCCAGGAACTAATGGAAAAGCTAATTGTGCTGCTGCTCCTTCTGCGTTTGCTAATGTAGAAGCCTTAGATAATGCTACTGCTGAATCAATACCAATTTGAGTTAATGCTAATGCTTTAGAAATAGCTTGCCCTGCTTTTGATTTAGCTAAACCTGTAGTTTCTAAACCATTAATTATATTACTTAAATTTTGTTTAGAGTTTGCAATAGCAGCGTTTTTATTTTGTTCTGCTTTTGTTTCTTCTTCTTTTCTTTTATCATCTATAGCTTTTGCATCTGCTGCTTTTTTCTCTGCATCAGTTTTAGCTGCTACAGTCATTCGTGCTTTATGCTCGGTATCTAACTTTTCAATTAAAGTTTGTTTTTCTAATTCAGTTTGTGCTAAACCTTCTATTTCTTTTACCCTACGTGTATAATCTAATTCTTCTTTTTTAACCGCAGTATCAGCTAATCTATTTTCCTTTTCTTCATCGTATTTTCTATTTAAATCTGCAATAGCTTTTAAATGGTCTTCAACCGATTTTCTTTCATCTTTATTTATTTGGTCGTTTAATTTCTTTCTGTCTTTATCATTTAGTAATAAATCGTCTTTTACTAATTGTCTACGTTTTGCAAAACTTAAACCTTCTTCACGTAATCTTTCTTCTAATTCTGCTTTATCAGCATCATATATTTCTTTCTTTTTAGCCGCTGCTTCAGCATCTGCTGCTTTTTTATCTGCTATTGCCGCTTTTGCATCTTCTGTTTCTTGACGCAATAACATTTTACGTTGCTTATTCAACTTAATGCCTGTCATAGCATTTTCAGTTTCTGATTCGTTTAAAGCAATAGTAGCTTCACGAATTTCGCCTTTCATTTTCTTTTCTGCTTCGCCACCTAATGCTACTGCTTTTTCTTTTAATATACGTAAATCTTCTGCTGCAATTCTTACTTTTTCTTTACTTGATTCTTTTTCTGCTTTTGTTACTTCTTCTAATGCTTTTTTCTTTGCGGCTATTGAAGCAGTTTCATCAGTTAATATTTCACGTGATTGTACAAGTAATTTATTTGTTTCAGATTGTACTACCGCTTGAACTTTACGTGCTTTGTCGTTTGCTTGTTGTTGTTTTTCTAAGTTCTTAATTATTTTAAAAGTAGTTCCATCTGCAGCATTACCTAATTGTTTAAAAGATTCTGTAGCTTCTTTATTTGCTTCTTTCATACTTTCCATTGCACCTGCAAAATCTAAAGTAATGAATTTATAAGCCGCAGTATATACGTTTATTAATGCCCTGCCTAAACCAAATAAAGCATCTTTTACTTGTGTACCAACTGCGCTAATTCCCGCAAAAATTGTTTTTAATTCTTTACCACCTGCTACACTACTTTGAAAAGCCTCGTATAAAAATTTAGCAGTAATAACAATACCTGCAAGAATAGCACCAATAGGATTGGCAACCATTTCCCACATTTTAAGTATTAAACCATTTGCGCCTTTTACTGCTGCACCAAACGCAGGATTTAGTTTACCTACACCATCGCCAATAGCGTTAATAGTGCCTTCAACTTTAGACATTCCTGTAACATTTTGCGTGGTTTCTTTAGCTTGGTTACTTACTTCTTTTAATCCTGTTTTAAACCTTCCAAGACCTGAATTAGCATTGTCTAAGTTTGTTTTTACTTGTAATTCAATTACCTTTATTTCAGACATTTTAATTCCCT